TACTGTATCAGACCTTTGCTCGATTTTGGTAGATGCATCCACGCCAACCGTAGCATTTCCTCCAGCAGCTTCAGCCGCTGCGGCCTCACGTTCAGTTTGTGTCTCAGTCAAATCACCACTTGCAGCCTCAAGGGCGTCGGCAGAACCAGCAGCACCAGAGTCAGGAGCAGTTGTAAATGCTGCAAGATCAGATTCTGCTGCAGCCATAGTTTCATCATCAATAATAAAACTACCGCCGCGAATACTGCGTATTGTTTCAAATGCCATTACTTTTAGTCTGGCCGGAATACTTGCAAGCCAGTTACCAAATGACTGAAAGCCATCCTTTACTTTTTGTACAACAGTATCCCATACTCCGGTTACAAATGTAAAGAGATCAAAGTCTGGTGCACCTTCTTCTTTCCATCCGAATTTTTCCATAATCCAGTTGATGCCTTTAGAGATAGGTTTCCAAAGCAAAGTATTGAAAATACCTTCCTCACCATATAAACCAGACCACAAAGTTTGAAGAGCAGCAACAGGGTCACTAAATAGAGTTTTAACCCACTCAACTCCCTTTTTGATAAAGTCAAATATTCCACCAAGCATATCAGTGAATAGGGTTGTAAATGAGAAACTTTTTAATGCTTCAGCTTCTTTATCAAACCCAAACTTTTCGAGTACCCATGCTACTGCACTCTTTACGAGGTCAAGTGGAATAGTTACAAGCGAAGTAAAGAATCCGCTGATTGCACCTTCGAGTGCCCCTAAGATACCGTCTTCTTGCCAACCTTCAATCGCACCTGTAATAGTTTCCCATGCAGTTGTTATAATAGCAATTGGTGCAAATACCTTACCAACGATTCTGGAAATCTTACCGACGGTATCTTTAAAGGTACCCATGTAGCCTTTAATAACATTCCAGATATTGGATATTCTAGTTCCTGCCCCGCTAGAGATGCTTTTAATGGTATCTCCTACCGGTTTAAATAGGTCAACTAAAGCATCAATCCTAGTTCTTAGCCCTTGGCCAAGTTTGTATAAAGGTGAGTCATCAGCAATGGTAAAAAAGGATTTAAAACGATTGATGCCATTACTAATAGCAGTGCGGGCAGACGCTATTCTTTCGGTTATTGCCAGTTTAAAATTATCAAATGTTTGTGTCATCGAAATCTTTACTGCTTCAAATTTAGTTGTTACCCACTTAGGAGTAAACAACTTTGAAAAAGCTTGAATCGCTTTGTACTGACCTTGTAAAACACCAAGCAAACCGCCAATAGTTCCGGCCAATGCAAGTCCAGCAATTCCTAATGCTGCTCCTGCTCCACCATCTGCACCAGCACCTCCTGCGCCGCCACCGCCATTATTAAGATCTTCTAAAGCCTGAAGAAGCCGTTCATTTAAACGGTCATTCTCCATTTTGAGTTCTTTATTGGCAAGTGCATCAGAAGTAATGGCCGAAAGAAGTCCGTCAAAGCTATTTGACATTACATCGGTTTGTTCCGACAATATGTCTTTAATGGATTTAAGAGAGTTTTTACCGCTATTTCGCTCAAGGTTTCCTTCAGTCTTAATGCGGTCTATTACATCTGCTAAACTAGTTTCGGCCATTTTATTCTACCTTACTTCTTTTTGAGTGCGTCAGCACCAAAGAATGCAGCAACCAATGCAGAGATTGCTACAAAGTATGTTGGTGCAATATCACCAATAATGTTTGCAGCACTATCTAATCCCAATAGAGAAGTTGCCAAGATTGCAAACGGGTATAGCAACATACCCATCAGTGCAAACCAAGTCATCTTCCGCATTGCATCGCGTTGTGCGTCAGCATCTTCCAATGCTTTACGTTTAAATTCCAGGTGCATGTCCATTTCCTCTTTCGAGATATGTCCATCACCATTTACATCGATGCCTTCTACTGCGGCGGCATCGATCGTTTTTTGTTCAGCCATGTTAGCTCCTATCTACGTTGCTTGGCGGCAATTTGTTTTTGCCGTTCGTTTTCCTCTTTTATATGCTCAGTCAACATAGCAACGTAAACCTCCCTTTCCCACGGCATCATATTATCCAACTCGGTTAAGCTATATTTGTGGTGTTGCATTAAAGCAAAATTCACCTTAAAATAGGCTACCAGGTTATTATGAGAAAGGGCTAGCCGAAAAAATTCGACATTCCCTTCAATTCCATAGTATGATCATGGCCGCATGCTTGACATTTGTAAGTCACGTCAATTGTTGCCTGCGGCATATTGTCAAAGAAATCACGCACAACCAAAAACTGTGCTGAGTTCAGTGATTCAATAAAGGACACTAGTTCCTTTTCGTTATGTGTACTCGCATCAAAGACCTCATCACCAGAATAGATGGTTTCGATCGAACGAGTAATCAGCTTAAAGATCTTGTCAATGTCAGAATCTTTAGACTGTGTGATATCATGGAAGTCATCAACCGAAGGATATTTCATGATTAGTCCGGCGTCATCTGTCAAGGAAATCTTTTTATCTCTTCCTTCACTCACCCGTAGTCCGGCATCTAAGTCAACATCTACTTCAACTGAAACTTCACATCCTTCACATGGTACTTTAATCTTTGTTGTTTCACCCACCGACTTAGTACGGATCTTAGTAAAGATATACTCAAGATCGAACATAGTCAGCTTATTTACATTTACTTCTCCATCCGTACAGTTTGAGATCAAATCTTTAAGCGCATTAATTAGCTGGTTCTCATCCTGCGACTCAAGCGCAATCATAAGAATCTTTTCTTCTTTGACCAGGTATGGTCTGTAACGAATCTTGGTTCCTGTTGATGGAATATTCAAGTCATACTTTGGTACATTTAGTTGTGGCAGAGCCATTTCATTTCACTCCTATGATATAAAATTAAAAACCGAGAACTTTCCCGATGTTCCTCACTGTATTTATAGAGTTAGTCACCGCGTCAAGCCCTGTCAAAATCCCTTGGCTTGCACCAGTAACCACACCTTGGTCTTCCCAATCATCGAATGCAAATGTAATCGTGATTTGAGAAATAGTATTCTCAGATGAGTTGCTTAAGTTAATCGATGACAGTGTGACAGGAAATGCATTCTTAAGCACAACACTCTTTGCCGGAATCCAGTCATTCGATCCCATCTGTTGAATAATTAGGTCAGTACAGTATCTGTTTTTGTAGTTAATTTTTCTTTGACCGTTAGTATATGGAAAGATCTCATCGATCCATGTTTTGAAGTAATCTCTCATATAATAATCGTTTGTAAGATTAAACGTGAGAGTTACATCATCATTTAAATAGGCATAAGGTTTCTTATAACCCTTCATACCAGTAAAGAAATCATTTGTAGCTACCTGACGGCCGGGTAGTGTAGCTGATTCACAGAACAAAAATACATCTCGAGGATCTTCAAAGAAAGAACCGAGGTTTGGAGATTGCCCTTGAATCAAACGTGATGCAGCATTACCAAGAAGTGAGTTGAGATCAGTATTGATTAAGTCGACCTTCTTAGTTGGATGGCTAATGTATACAGCAAATCTATTTGCCTTGGCCATGCCACCACGACGTGAGATCGAGGCCTTTAAATTATCGATTCCGGCTGGTAATGCCATTACATACTCCTTCGTGACTCAGCCCATACGGCGCGAGCAGACTTCTTGCGGAATTGTTCGGTCGGCAAGAACAAGGCAACTTCCCATTCAGGAGCCTCTACCAACGCAAAGCTTGATTCAACGTGTTTAGTTAAGTATCTTTTAAAGCAAGGTTGAAATGCTTTTAGTTTGTTTGCACTTTTTAAAATCTGATATGACATTTTGAACTTTGTCGACTGGTCGTATCTTTTATTATTCGTAATTGACAACAACTCATCCATAAGTTTTGCACGCAGTGTGGGATGCAAGTAATGGAGGTTAAGTCCATAGAATCCACCAGGTGCAGCCTCAACCATAATGATTAATGGGAAAGAATCATAATATGGCAGAGAGTCTTTTGTCTTTGGATCATAGAAAAACATGTACATATTACCCGCACCAGGACGTTGTCTTTTTTGTAGTGCAGGATCTCTTAGTAGGCGATTTCTATTTACATCGCCAATCTCTTTCATCTTGTTTCTGAACCACGTACGTGACTGCGTAGTCCGGGCTTGAACCCCAGATCTAAATGCTTCGTACTCTAGTTTTTGTATTAATGAATCCATACCTTTATTTATATCACTTCTTCTTCGGCTTTGCAGCTCTTGGGCTAATGATCTTGATACCAAGCGATTTCAAGGTATCTTCTGTCCATACTTGGAATGTTGCACCGTTCTCTTGAGCAAATTTGTGTGCAGCCTTCCATTTAGATTGGTTTTTTACATACGTGAGTGCCTCTGATAAATACCTTTTTGTTTGGCGCGATGGCTTCTTTGGTGGCTTTGTTTCTTTTGCTGGCTTGATCTCAATCAGATACTTTTTACCATCAGCGGTTTTAAAGTATAGGTCGATAAAGTAGCGATGAACCTTACGATCAGTTTCGCAGATATATGGTACAACTACCTCTTCTGAACCCCACTCTATAATGTGTGGCTGATTCTCTACCCAACGAAATGTTTGTCTTTCCCAGAGGGAT